GCCCGTCTCCAGGAGCAAGATGGCTCCAAAAAAGTGGCTAATTATAGCCACTCCCACCCCATATCCCAGGTGGAAACCTGGGTTGTCTTGGACATCGGCCAACCGTATTGGTTCCTGATAGTATCTCTGAAACCGTGGAGCGGTGATAAGTTGCTCCTCGGTAACTCCAGAGACGACACAGGCCTGTACGGTCCCTCGGGATATAAGGAATCCCATGGCACATCAGTCATATCCTCCAAGGATTGGAAGATTTGGTCTGTTAACCCGTCAACGTAGACGGAACTGAGGCGGCCGGATGCGGCTGCTAGGAGGGCTTTCATCGTAGCGTCATCGACCATATCAACGGTCTTCGACTCTACGTTAAAGTGTCTTACAAGGATGCCGTAATGGCCCCTCTGCACTTCGGACGGACGTTCAGTGATGATGCCGACATCACCCAGACTAGCTGGGACGGCTATCTTCCACCTCTTGGGAACTCGGTCATATGCGAAAGACCATGCGTGTTTGAAGCGCATGTCGCAAGTACCGAATATACCGCGCCTCTTGGCGTAAACGCGAACAGCGTTCGCTAGCGAGACGTAAATCGGTATCCCTTCGTCGTCCTCGTTCGACCTAGAAAAGAAAATTGGTCGAACGTTCTGCCCACGGAACCAATCGGTTCCACAGCTCTCGAAGAAGTCACCATCCCGGTAACTCTTCGTATCGTTGGTCTTGAACCCAAGGTACTCAAGACCTTCAACAACAGCGGAAAAGTACGCACGGGGGACAATGAGGTCGTCCCCATACGCACTCGTCAGCAGCCACTCTTCGTTCGGTACAACAGCCCTAATGAGGGCCCCGAATATGAGTGTTTCAAGGGCGAAGGTAAATCCGTTGCCCATGCTGGAGAACCGCTCCAGGTTAATGGTCAGTTCTGGCGTTTCATCGTCAGTGGTCACCGTGAGCCGCGCGCAACGCGCGAGCGACAATAGTGCATACCACCTCGGACTGACACCGTCTCTAACCAACTCACACGATATAAGGTCACTTGCCATCGAAAGATCAATGGTAGACAACCCCAATGCGTAAGCCTGCTTAGCCAGGACCTGGTTAAGGCCCTGGTCGCTGATGTCGAACCCGAATTTTGCCAGTCTCTTCGCGAGATAGTCGCCTATGGCCGCCTGCAACATCAAGTTGACAGACGGTTGAGGTGCAATACCCCTTCTGGTCTTGGCATTTTTCGGTACGGACCCAAAGATCTCGCCCTCCACGATACCGATTTTATACGGCACCGCCGTCGCATCGTGCTCGAGGTCCTGCGGGTTACGCAGGTCAGCAAACAACGATTTGGCAAGAGGGTAGAGCTCCCGGGTCGAGGTCAGGGATGAGCGGAATTTACCGCTTTGTGTTATCCCATACGCCTTGTCCATCCCTACTGTGGAGCCACCGGTAAGCCTTAGGCTATCGGTGATCTCAGCAAGGACGCTACCTGTCAGATCCCCCATCATTCGCCTTAGCAACCGTTTAAACCTCGAGTAGAACTCGGGGCGACGGTCCCAAATAGCATCAAGATGGAGCCTCTCATTGGTCTCAGCGCAGTGCGCCTCGGCCTCTAGAGACTTGTTGACAGCCACGACATGACCGTCCACGTTGGACGGTATGTTCGGGGACTTCCGTAGAAGTGACACAGCTGCGTAATCGTCCGCAAAGCGCGACGTCGCCACACGCTCCCCGAGGAGAACGGTGACGTAATCGCACGCGCGGATTTCGGCGTTAGCTATGTCGCCCCACAACTTGGGGTCATCTTCTACATACTTCAAACGGAGGTAGATGCCTAATGATATAGGTCCACCTAGCGCTTCAAGTTGGCGTTTTGCTACCGCTACTTCTGCGGCGCAATAGTGGGCATTCCCCCCTTTCGGGGTGCGCCAGGTATTTGCATCGGTTCTCACCGACGCAGTTTTGGGGTGCTTCATTTGAGGCCTCCATCGGCACAGAGCGGAAGATTTGGGTCAGGGCGCACAACGCGCACCTGATCCAGGTGAGGAACGCTAGCATCAAGCTAGCCCAATATCGGGACACAGGACCCCCCTATTAGAAGGGGACCTCGCCGTCCTTCACCATGCTCTGGTACACGGTGGACGCAGTAATCAGCGCCCCCAGCCAGAACAGCCGTTCACGTTCAGCTACGTTGCACTCCCGCCACACCTTACCGGTAATGGCGATCGTGTTGTCTGCAACTGACGTGGGATTCCCATCGATCAAGCGAACGATGGGCATCTTCACCACAGCACGGTACTGGTCAAACGTTGCTCGCTGGTTGGCGAGATTGTTGATCAGGGACAGGTGTTCGGCATGAGCCTTCACACCTACCTCTTCCGCGCCGAGGATCTTGGCTCCGGTATACCGCAGGCCATCCGCGAAATCGATCTGCGGATTGAAGACCTGAAACGGCGTAACGGGACCAAACGGCGTATAACTGCCCGACTCACAAGAGATTGGGGCTTTAGCGGCCATATAGGCACTCCTTGGGCATCTGCCCATTTGTCGATGCATGCTAGGCATGCTGGTGCGAATGCACCGGTTGAAGAACCAGGTTTTACGGGCTCCATGTACCCACGCCACTAACGCGGCCTGAGGTATGGTTGTACGGATACCTGGATGGTTGGGTCCTAGTTAGCGACCCAGTTTTGACCAGCTCAAGGACGAGCGGCGCAATTGGTCACCGATTGCCAACATGTTCAGCAATCGTTTCACGCTGGCGCCGTTTTCGAAGCGTAAAACAGGCATAGAGGGACCGAAGTCCATAAGCCTACGCTCCGTCGCGGTCTCTACGAAACTTCCTGTCTGCACTGTCGTGCATCCGAGAAAGCCGTCGTCGTAACCGATGACTTCGGACCGATAGAACATCCGGTCCTTGTACGTCACGGTTCCCCCCATCACCTGGACCCCATCGAGGGCATCCAAACTAGAGAGGTAATCTCCCACATTTAACATGTAGTCGAAAACGAACGACAATGGAATCCCCTCCCAAATTGCTTCGAGAGGGTTGCCCCACGTGTAGCTCTTCCAATTAGGCAAGAGTTTTATATACCCAACCGCCTTGACCTTCCGCCGGTTGTAACCGGAGATAGCAAGGTCAAGACTCGTGAAAGTTTCCTCCCACGAGTAGCGGTTAACGTCGGAATCGAACGCAACTACGCGCACCACGAGGTCACGCATGAGTTCATCCGGGAGTGCTGTCAGACCCTTCACAAGGTCAGACAAGGCCGGGCCGAGGGCAAACTGCCCAAAAAGCCAAGCTGCCGAAATATCACCCAACTGCGGTCCGGACTTTCGTCCGTAGGCAAGGTGGTTGAAAGCAGCCTTAAACCGTCCCTTTCGGACGGCCTTCATAGCTATATAGAGTCTTCGCAAGAACGACTCCGCTAGGCCTATGCACTCATCAAGTTCTCCGACGTAAGATGCCAGATTCAGCCGCAGGTCTTTTACCTTGTTCCGCCATCGAATGTCGACTGGCGGTGTGGGGTACTGCAGCTGCCACCATTCAGGAGCCACGATGTCCGAACTTTTCCGTATGGTTTCACCATTCCCATCACTGGGTTGGTGCCAATTACACGGATGGTCACGTTCCATCTTGGCAATATGATACCTGAACTGGCGGGTATACTGTCTGGGACCCTCAGTAGGGTACATCCAGGCTGGCACGGGTTTGACGCGAGATTGTGTCTCATTCTCAGAGACCACATCGCGTCCCGAAGGCACGCTCTGGGACTCGTCTTTGCACTCCGTATCACCAGTCCTCAAGGTAACGATTAAGTTCCTAAAGGTGGTGGTCGTAGTCATTGACAGATTCTCCATTTCGTTCGACACATAGCTGTGTCTAAAGAAGCTTCAGTTTCCCCGGGGAAATCCC